AGTTCAATTGTTTTAGGAATGTACCTAAGAAATTTGTAATTGACTCATCTCTTGTGATAGTCTTACCTTTATACTCCCAGTCTTTAAAACCATATTGGTTAGCTTTTACATTGCTAGTTTGACCTTTATAGTTACCTTTAGAAGGATCTAATCTGTTGATTTGAAAACCTTCAAAATCTTCACCTAATTCAGGACCCATTAAGCTAAATATCAAGTTATACTGATTTGCATCATAAGGAGGTCTTTCTAATTTTAAATCTAATACTGTACATTGGTGTGTGCCTGGTTGTAAACCTTTTTGAACATAAGTACTTTCTGCTGCTGTAAAATTGTTTAAACTAAAACTCATTTTTTCTAATTTTTAAATGTTATTAATTAATCTATAAATATTTGATCCCAGTGTGTTGTTACTGTACCATCTTCTGCAATTTCAGAGATAACAATCTCTTTATTTCTTAGATGTTCTGGTCTTGCACCACATAGGATATCATCTTGTGTTTTAAAACTCAAGATATTTTTGTTACCTTTTCTCACTAAGTATCCTATAGCATCTGCTTTAGAAGTAGTGAATATTTTTAACTTGCCTGTAAGATTTAAATCTAAAGCTTCAAAGCTGTTACCATTTTTCTCTAACATAGTGTCTTTTACGTGACCTAGTAAGATTAAATGAGGACATAATGCTTTAAATCTTTTGATAATATCTTCAAAAGCTTGTCTTAACCATGGATAACCTGCTCCATTTGCCATATTAAGGATGGTTCCATGTTTAGCTTTACCACCTGTTGTAGGTGTAAACCAGTTTGCTCCCATGGGAGATTTTGAATACAAAAACTCTGCATAAGATACAGACATGTTTTCTAAAGCTGATATTGTGTCAATAGCAATATACTTGTATGGCTTACCAGCATTTATAATTGCCTGTTCAAGATTGAACAAATCTTGTATAGTAGTAATTTTAATCTTTACTGCTGCTACATAGTCAGAACCATCTTCTAAGTCAATCAATAAACTATCTTTCAGTTGTGACAACAATGTTGTCTTACCTACTTTAGGTTTACTAAAGATTACAAGATTTTTAGGACTTTTTGTAACTGCTCCTACTATACCAGTAGGTAATGAAATACCTGGTACTACAGCTGTCTCTGCTGCTTTTTTTACTTCTGCCATTTTTTACCTTCGTCAATTAAGTTATTCAACCATTTTTTATTTGATAATGGAACTTTGTTCACAATACAATAGATATCTCTAATTGTCATTTGTGCATAGTGATTATCTTCTTTTTCTGTAAAAGGTTCTTCTTCTAAAGAATCTAGATCAACTGTATCAAGGTTTAAGTCTAAACTTTGTTGTGGTGTTGATGTTTTTGTCATTGCTGGATAAGCTGTCTCAATCTTATTTCTACTAATTAACTCTAATTCTGTCAATCTTACAGAGTATGTAGGAGCAGGTAAAGGAGTGCCATCATTTCTGTGTGTTACTTCTACACTAAAGTTAGGAATACTTCTCCAATCAGGTCTGTTCTTCATTTTGTATAGGTTTCTATAACCTTCTTCATAAGGTTTATCAAACCAATCAAATAACTCAACAAATACATCTTGATTTTTTGAAATTTCACTTGCATAAAATCTAATACACTCTGATTTTTTACCATCTACTCCTTCAAACTCACTGCCTTGGTAGCATAGTTTAGCATGGAATAATGGATTCTCAATTCCTGAATCTGCAAATAGTTGTTCCCAATAAGGTTTAAACTCTGCTGTAATTACATTAATGTGCTTCTTTTTTCTTAATAGTTCTGCCATCTTTAACTAATTTAAATTTATATTACTTTTCTAATTATTCTACAAGTTGGTTCTGCAGTTTCTTCAACAAGCATTTGAGCATAATTTGCTCTATACCATTGAATACCTACTTCACCATACCTGTTTTTTAATACATGCATTGCCAAAAGATATTTATCACTTGGTCCAATTACATACTGTGTTGGTCCATAGTACATCAGATTATACTTTGCAGGTCTGTTATAAGCAATCATAACATCAGCACATTGTAATAAACTGTCACTACCATAAACATCTTTTTCTGTAGGGTAATTTCCTTGTTGCCCTGGTTTTTGTCTTTCAGCATCATCAATCTCTCTGTTCAACTGAGTTAGTATAAGAAATACTACAGGTAACTTGTTTTTCATCTCTGCTAACATAACAGCAAGATTATATAAAGTTTCTTGTTTGTTTTTCTCACTACTACTTTGTTTTATCAAAAGAGTGTGATCTAGTGTTACAACAAATGGTTTCCCAACCTTTTTGTAAAACTGTACTAATGCTGATTGCATTTCATTAACAGTAAGAGATTTGTCAATAATAAACTCTTCTCTGTTTTTGTTTGCGTGTGCATACGCTTTTAACTTGTCAAAATCTGATTTAGACAATGGAGGCATTCCATCATCCTTAGCAGATTGAAGGTATCTAATATTCATATTGTTTGCAGATGAGAACTCACGTAGTGCCATGTTCCTACCTAGCATCTCAAACTGAAAATGTAAAGTTGCAAAATCCTGCTCAGGATTTAAGTTCTGTAGTTCTCTTGTTAAGGAAGAAGCTATCAGCGTTTTACCTACACCAGGTCTTGCACCAATTACATACAAAGAATTCCATTCTAAACCATTAAGTCCAATAGCATTAAACTGTTTCCATTGAGTCTTTAATGATTTAGAATGCCCTGTTGCTCTATTGTGAATATAGACCAAACCTTCATTCATTACGTCATAGTAATGTTTCCATAAATCTGTGCCTGTTGCACTCATAAATGTTTGCGATTTAGATTGTAAAAATACTAAACTTTTGAGAGTTAAACAAATTTTTACCAGATTATTTCAGGTAATTTTTTTTGTTCTTTAAGATGTTGATTAATAGCATTGAATATATTATTACAATCCCAACTAGCAGATTTTGCATATGCTGCAGAGGCAGGATGTGAACACTGGAGAAGTAAAGTGTTATTTAATACGCTATCTACTAAATCTTCATAATGTTGTGCTTTTTTACCCATGAACACCCACACATAGTCGTTGTAGGAAGCATTCAACATATCTACTAAGTATGCAATAAAAGGTTGCCAAATGTCAAGATGTTTGCCAATCTTATTGATTTCAGTAGTAAGTGCAGTGTTGAGTAATAAAACACCTTGATTTGACCAGCGTCTCAAATCTGGATCAAATGTTTTTACATCTTTTTTGCCTTGGTACACTGTGTCATTAACAGCATGTAACATATAGCGCAAAGATAATTCTGGTTTTTTTGTATTTCCACAAGAGAATGCTATACCATCAGCTACACCTAATTGAGGATAAGGATCTTGACCTAGCATTATTACTCTTGTTTTATCATATGGACATTGCATAAATGCATTAAACACTTGTTTAAGTGGTGGTGTAAATCTTTGATCTTCAGCCACACATTTTTCTAGTGTTGTCATAATTGTCACAAAGTCTTCTGATAAGAGAAAACCTTTTAATATATCATGCCAACCAGATGGTTTAAGCATCTCATATAATTTTCTTGCATATTCTTCTGATGTATTTTTTTGTATATTAGACATTTTGTTATATATTTGTTACTTAAAATATTAATTATGGAAAACACAGAACCTAAATTAGATCCTAACTTCAAGTTTAAAGTTTTAAAAAGTGATGCAATAACAACTATTGAAGTTAGTACTGCTTTTTATTTAAATCTTAAAGAAGTACTTTATTTCTTAGTAAAAGATAAATCTAAAAAAGAAGCAAATGATGCAATCAAACAAATTAAAGAAGAAAAAATCACTGAAGAATGGATAAATCACTACAAAACTCTTTTTATTTTAACTACAGAAATTGAAAAGAATGCTGATAAAGCTGGTAATTTAGAAGAAAAAACTAAAGAAGAAGTTGAAGCTTATCTTAAAAAGTTTGCTGGTTAAAAATAATAACCAACAATATTGCCAATCTCTACACACATCTGAATAGCATCAGATAACTCCTTTTTATTACAATCAGAAAAACTCTTATACTCTTTTGAAGCAGGATCTATCAGTCCTGCTTTTTCTTTTACAGTCTCTTTCATTTCTTCAAATGTATGTCCTGTTTCTCTTGCCAATTCTCTTATACATGCATGTACTTTAGCTAATTGACCAGATGTTTTGTCATCTTCATTTTCTATTTTAGTAATGTATACTTCAACAATTTCTCCTTCTGCTAAATCTTTTTCAAGTTGGAAGTATTTTGCTGCATCATTACTTGTTAGTAGTTTTAATTTACCACTATGTTTACCAAATCTAACTGTTATATTCTGCATTTTTCCATGTTATTTTTGACTGGTCTAAATCACTTAATGCACTGATTACCCACTCTGTATCTACAGTATCTGCATATGCAAGTATATGTATTACAGATTGTTCTTCAGGACTTAATCTAAGTAATCTACCAATTCTCTGGTTACTTTTTCTCTCATTACTATATGCATGAAGTATGATACCATATTTTAAATTTGGTATGTTTACTCCTTCATTAAGTTGTTGTACTGCTGATAGACATTTAAATTTTCCTTGTTTAAATGCTTCAAGGTTTTGTTCACTATCAGGATTTTTACTGTGATAGCTATTTTCACAAACTCTATCTGCCTGGTCAGTATTGTTACAAAATATAATACACTTATCATCTACATTCTTGAGTAGAAAGTTTTTAGCATAGTTTTCTTTTGTTTTATACTGCATCAAACCTTGCATACGCATAATACGCATCTTCTGCTTATTACCTAAAGAAAATGTTTTTTCTATCTGATTAGTCCAATATGCATAATGTTCTCTTTCAGAAGTTACAAAACCACCTGTTTTTGTAGCAACTTTATGCGTCTTGTAAGTGTTAAGAGGTAACAAGTGTACTATTATTCTATAGTCATTAAGAATCTTATCATCAACAGCATCATCTGTAATGTATTCATAGACTATTGGACAAAATCTATCTACCATAATACCTTTTTCTGAATTAGAATGGCGTGGTGGTGTACCAGAAAGTCCTAATATATCACCATGGTAAAACAATAAATAGTTTTCATGTGTATACAATAAGTTATGACACTCATCTAGATATATACAATCATATTCTACATGTTGTTTTGTAATAGATAAATAAGTTGTAAAAGTTATATGCTCTAGTAAATGTTCAAGTTTAAACTTTGCAGTTTCTTCTTTCCAAGATGTAAATATAGAAAGTTTAGGAGCTACTACTAGAAATTTGCGATCACCATTAAGATATCTTTCTTGCATATGGCGTAAGCCAATGAGAGTTTTACCAACTCCCATGCTTACACCTAGACTACATCTAGTCTTGTTTTTTGTTGCTTGTAGAGCTAGGTTTTGTATTTCTTCTCTCTTTGACTGCTCCATCTGTTTTCTTTTTATAAGATCTTTGTTTAGGCATCTCTACTTTTGTAGCTTGTTCTTCTTCTTTTTCTTTAAACTTTACATCTAGTTTAGCAAAATCATAGTCAATTTTGTCTACCCATCTAATACCTAGTAACAACTTGTTACAAAATCTAATAAATGATGTTGGTTTTTTCTGCATCCAAAGGATTAATCCTTTACCAAGTGTTGCATCTTCTTGTGTCTTTGTTCCTATTATTAGGAATCCAATAAATTTACTGTTACTGTTCATTTTCTAATCTGTTAAGTGAAAAATTTAATTCTTTTGCTTCTTTAGGATGAAGCTCTATCCATGTATGACATGATCTACATACTGATAACCATGTAAGTTTGTCAAGATAATGTAATCCTCTTCCTTTTTTGTGATGCACATCAGTACTTTGAAGACTGCAACCTTGCAACCTTGCTTGACATCCAGGATGTAAAGATAAGAAATCTTTTCTCATAATAGAATATAATTTATCAAGAGGATCCTGTTTATCTGCTTTTGGTTTTATAGGTTTAGGTAACTTTTTTGGAAGTGGAGCTGAGTGATCCTTTAACCAACATTGTCTGCAATACTTATTGCCATTGTGGTTCTTCCATATAAGTTGTTCAGTTTCACAACTATCACAAATCTTTTTTTTTACTTGTATCATAATAATTTAATTGCTGATAATTGACTTCCTTCAAACAGCTTTTTTGACACTTCTTCAAATAACATCAATTCCTTTTTACTTTTTGATTGATTTATAATCTCAAATCTTTTTCTAAAAGTTTCTAAAGTAAATCCATATTTATTATAATGTAATAGTTTAAAAATTTTTGATGAAAAAATAGGATTTGGTAAAGGATTGCATTGATGTGCTCCAAGAGTATAGTTTATTTCTTGAACACTTTTGTTTTTAAACATTATGTTCTTATTGTATGGTGGAGCGTAATTACCATGCGTCAATTGTTCAACAGGTAAATTATCAGAAGTTATGTCAATCATATTATATCCTTTTGTTGATATTACATTTACATTATCTGATAGTGATTTTATTTCTTCACTGTTTATTTGTAATAATTCATCAACATCACATATAATTATCCAATCTGCACTTGAATTTTTCCATATGTTATTTTTTAAATCAATTAGAATTTCTTCTTTTACATAAGGAATAAAATCAGGAAAATCAAAAACATTGCAATACTGTAATTTACATATTTCAACACTGTTATCTGTTGAGTTATTGTCATAAAAATTTATAATGCAATCAGGAAAAGCAGTTCTGTAGTGATTTATAAAAAATGGTAAAATGTTTTCTTCATTTTTTATTGCAGTAAAAATTTCAACTTTCATTTTTTTTAAATATCAATAGTGTATGTTTAAAATAATCAATTTGTCCAAAAGAACAGTTTCTAATGTCTTCTGTTAAATCTTTTTGGTATGTAAAATCTTTTTCTTCAAACAGTTTGATAACTTCATCATTGTTTTTGCAATTTACATGTCCTATTCCCATTTGACCTACTACTGCCCAAGAAAGTATTAGATAACTATCACAAAGTTTAGTTATATTATCAATAAATGCATCTTGATATTTTTGAGGAATATGTTCACCTACTTCAAGTGATATAACAATACCTTTTTTTGTTAAAGGTAAATCAAATGCAAGATTATGAGGTAGTATTTGAAAAGGTGTGTTTTTTACAGGACATTCTGGTTCAATACCTATTAGATTTTTAAAATTATTGTCATGTAGTTTTTGTAAATAATATGCATCACCACATCCAAAATCATAGATAATCTTTTCTTTATGTTGTGATAAAAAGCTGACAAGCCATCTTGCCAAGTCTGGAAAGTTTAAATGAGCTTGTACTACTGATGTAAATGATGAATACCAATAACCAGTTTCATGAACTGATTTATTCATAAAATCATCCCATATCTTTTGTGAAGCTGCATCCATTACTGCTCTAAATTGTCGTAATCTATGAAATCATCATCAAAGATCTTATCTTCTGGAGCAACATCTAATAGATCCTCTACTTCTTCATCAGTAAAATCATCTTCTAAATCTTCTTCAATATCTTCACGTGCTGGACCATGTCTTAGCACACTGTATATAAAAGGATCATTAAATTCTTCTCCATGATTAAAAGCAACAAGATTTTTTAGATCTTGATCAGACATTTTTAAAAATTGTTCAATTGACATTTCAATACATTTACCATTGGGCAATTGATAAATCATTTTGATATAGTTTATAAAATATGCACTAATGTACTACATATTTTACACTAATATTGATAAAAACATCTGATCAGATAAATATTTGTCACTATAACGCTATAAGGTTGCGCCATTTGTAAAGCTTTCTATAAAGTTTTCAAAATCATAATGTAAACTTCTACCAAAAGCACCTTGCATTTCAAAATTTGTAATAATAATCTTGTTGAAAACAGTGTCAATTGTTATCAGAAGTTTAATATCATGATACATTTGTGTACCTATACCAAATCCTTTGTCAGAATTCCAAAACTCTGGTGGTACTAGTTTACAAAACAACATTCTTGCAAGGTAATCAGGATCATCCCACTTAGTTTTTCTATTCAACACATCATACACTATATGAAGTATATTATGTGCTAAATCATGTGTATATAAAAATACACTACCATAAGGACCTCTAATTTCTATTTGACCACTGTTGACGTTTGTTTCCATAGGCTACTTTTATTCCAAACTTAAACCATAACAGCTTTAGATATAAAGAATAATTCCATGAAGAAAGAGTAGATTCTTTTTTTACAAATAGACCTGCTCCAAATTCTTTATGATTTACTATCATTATTAACTGAACTCTCATATATTTTTTATTGTTAAACAAGTTATTTAACTCACAATATTACTAATAATATTTTGATTGTACAATTAACTTTTATTTATAATCATCATCTTCATCACCTTCAGTACCAGACATGATATCAAATCTGTCTCCTAGTCCTCTTAATGATCTACCTAACATCTTACAAAGATTGTGTAAAGCTTCTGTAGATAAACTATCTAACCACTCTTGCTGTTTTTCAGGTGTACAGTCTTCAAATACAGTTGGTTGTCTTCTTTCATCTCCTGGTAATGTATCAAAAATGTATATACCAGAAAGGTTTCTACGTGTTGGATGTTCCATTTTCTTCTCTTTTTTGCATGTAAGTTTTAAAAACATTCCCAAATCTACCTTCTACTGTACCATCAGCCATATTTAACTCTGGATCTTTTTCAAGAGATATACAGTCAATTAGATTACCATTTTCATCTGCCATTTTACCTTCTCTTTTGATAGTGTGTATATCCATAACAGAAGAGTCTTTAGTTTCAAATGTAGTCATAAGTACTTCAATCTTTGGAAGTTCTCTCCAATCTTCAGGAACACCTTCATTTTTATTGCCTTTTCTTAGCCATGCTTCAGAAGACCATGAGTAACAAAGAGGTTCTAAATCACGCTTGAACATTTCATCAAACAATGTTGGAATTACTTGTGCAAAAACTTCTTTAGTGTCATTATTTTCTAATGCATCTCCAGGTATTGGTACTATAAGAACAGTAAGTTCTTTATCTACTGTATTTTTTGCAAGAATATTTATCATAGGATCTACCCCACCATTTCTTGCTAAAGACATTGTCATGTTATGAATTACATCTGATTTAAATGCATCAATAAATTCTGAATCATTTTTCATAATTTTCTATTTTAAAATGGTAATGCATCATCTTCTTCTTCAATTACTTCATACTCTTCAACTAAAACATCTTCAGGATCAGGATGAACTATTTTTGGACCTGATGTAACTGTTGAATCATTTAACAACATATTCTTTACATGCTCTGTAAGTTGAACAGTTAACCAATCTTTAGGTAATTCAACAGATGCTGCAGGTTGTACTTCAACTTCATCACTTAATTGTTCAACCCACCATTCAGCAGGCATTAAAGTCATTTTAGATAATTTCTCTAGAGAGTTAGTAGGACACCATTTTAGCGTTTTACCTACTTTAGAGATAAAATAATTAACTTTAAAAGGTCTTTTATCAGAGTATGCAGCTAGTTTCTCTTTTGTAGAACTAGATACTTGCATTCCTGCATCTTCCATTAATTGATGAATTACAATCATGTCACCAACATTGCCATCATATTGTAAGCCATAATAATGACCAAATACTTTACTATAATCTTTTTTCATAGTTATTCTTCTTTAGGTTTTAATATTTGTAATCTTTCTAGTGGTGCAGCTAGTCTTATGATTGTTATATCTCTAAGTCTAGCTGCTTCTCTTGGATCTTCAGATAATCCACATTCATGTGTAACACCTTTATATGTAAAAGTAGCTCTATATTTTTTATACCTTTTACTATAGTATACACCTTGGTAGTCATTTTTGTCATTCATTTTCTGGTTTTTTTAATTCTTCTTCCCATTCATTAGATAAAACTTCATGCATTTTTTCAACTTTTTTAGCAAGTCCTTCCATGCTTAGATGTTTTAAATGAGTTATGATTTCTTGTAACCCATCTATTACTTCTTGTTTATCTATTACTTTGAGTTCTTTGAAATGTTTTTTAAGTGCTTCTATTTCATCACTCTTTGGTTTTACACTCATTGCGTCTATAAAAGCTTGAGGTGAATTATAATACTCAAGACAATTTTCATCATATAGATACTCTTCAATTAAACCATCCATGCCTCTTTCATCATATACATGTTCAGAATATGTTTGGTCAATTCTATCTATACAATCACCATTTTGCCATGTACGCTTACCTGCAAAATCAGATCCACTTTCTGAGAATGTAATTTCACATTCAACTTGATAATGTTCTGATATAAGTTGTATTAGTCCTTCAGGTGGTCCCCATGCACTGTCACCAGATATCTGTAATGTAGTATCAGATATCATTACACAGTCAAATTCCCACCATCTAGTACCATAAAAAAGATAATCAGATGTATCAGCTGGTTTATTTTCCATATTAGGAAAAAAGGTGTTACCCCAATTTACCATATAATCATGATTTTGATAATCATTAAATAGTACTTCTAGCTTTGCCAGTACATCTGGTTTACCTTCTATTGTTACATTATTCCAACAATGATTTGCCATATGCTTTTAATTTAAAAAATGTATTGTTGTAAATAATACAATAGACAATACTACAATACCTATAGCAACTTTAAATAGTGTTTTTACTATAAAGTCTAGTTCTTTTTTTTCTTGTGGTGTCATAATTTCTCTATTTCTTGTTTAACATCAATCCAATATTGTTGTATATCTGATATAAATGGTATGTTATCCCTAATCTCATCAACTGCTATATAAGCACATTGTTTTGCAAATTCTAATTCATTGTCTTTATCTGTAAATGCTTCAAAAGCATAAATTAATTGTTGTGCCTTGTCTTTTGGTGTCATAGCCATTTCTTTTTTAGAATTAAATCATAATAGTTTGTAGTTTCTTTTTTACCATCACTATGACTAGTCCAAGTACATGGAGCTTTCTTTCTACACTGTGCTATTCTATCTGCTATTGGTGCAGATTTATCTGTTTCTCTTGTGTAATACAACCAGCTTTCCCAATAATGGTCTGCGTGTGGTGCTACAAATGTTACAGCTATTTGCCATTTAAAGAATACAAAAGAAATCATAGGACTCCATTCAAATCTGTAATAATTCCATTTAGTCTTCCAACCTAATGGTACAAAGTCAAAACCTATCTTTTTAGGTACTGCATGTAAACGAGTTAATGATTCATTATACAACTCTCTAAATGATTTGTCTTTTCTTGGATAACTAGGATTATTTTTGTTCCATTGTCTTGCTTCTCTACTATTTCTAACAGCTGATTTTATAGCTAATGCATGTGTTGCTTTTACCCACTTTCTAGGAAAGAAGTATGGTGTACCTAATGCAACTTTGCCACAATAAAACTTTAACTTCAAAGGTTTAAATGGAGAGTTATATGCTCTTAAGAAGCTAATGTCATTCATAAAGTACTTTATTCTGTTTTTTAGTGTCATGATTTAATAAATTTTGGATTCCTAATCCATTCAGGTTCATTATCTAACATATTTGAATCAGATTCTTGTATAACAGGTCTTGTATTAGGTGTGTAATCAGTTAACAATTTCCATGTATCAAGTAAATTATTTGCTCTAACTACATCTATTCTTTTTATGCTATCTTTAGCAAATATTTGCCTGATTTCTTCTTCTATACTGAAGATTCTTTCATGTTTTGTCATGTTAATCTCTATGAAATTCTACATAATACCCTTTAGCAATAATCACTCTAAGACATGTATCATCTTCAAACAATTGAATAGCTACTCTGTCTCCTGATTCGTCTAAACATTCTACAATCTGATATGCATCACCATTGGTTGTAGTGTTTTTTGTCATGCCTACAATTTGATGAAATGTTCTTGTATTTCCATTTGGATAATAGAACACAATATCTCTAACACCATTAGCATTAAACACAACAGTGATGTCTGCAGATTGCCATTCACCTTTTATGTTGTTGTTTACAGCTATTGATGAGGTGTATTTTTTAACAAATGTCTCTTGTGCAATGCACACAAAGCTGCTCAATAGTAGTAGAGCTCCTAATAATAGTTTTTTCATTGTTTTAGAGGTTTAGGTGTACACACATGTCCATCACTCCATTTAATTCCTGGAGGTGGTGTTGTTTCTGGTGAGCTGTATATAGTACCACACTCACTGCATTTAAATTTATTCATGTCTATTTGTTTTAAATTGTTTTAATATAAACTTGCAATGTGTTTGTTAATACCATAGTCAAGTAGAATATATCTTTTACTGTCTACTCCCCAATTTGCAGGACTACGTAAGTCACAGTTATCAAAATCAAACTCAGGCATTAGTTCTTTTATCACACTAACTACTCTATTTGGTATTGATTCAACTGTATTATATCTCTTCTGACATACAATACCCATACACATCCATTTTAGTTCTGCTAACAAACCATATCTGTTATACTTATCCCAAATTTTCTTTTCATTGAGACCTTGTAGATAACCACGTATAGATAATGGTATCTTTACAACTACATTGTCAAATACTATTACAAGTCTTGTTGAATATTTAAATGAAATCATAGCTATTTTTTTAAATTGTTATATAAAAAATGGTCTTATTGTTAATACTCCAACAGCAAAACCTAAGCTAAATGCAGTTGCTATTATTGCTCTATCTTTAAAAGTTTTTTGTTCTATTGTATAATGGTTCATTGGTAAACAAAGATAAGGATTAATGCAAACCATCATTACCATACCAATCCAATTTTTATCCATTAAAAATCTAAATCCAGCTATGCTATTGGCTTCTAAGACTATTGCAGATACAAATACTATCAATAGTTTCCACCAAGTTATTTTTGCTTTCATAACTATTTCTTTTTAAATATAAGAGTTAAACCTATAATAAATCCACCTATTACACAACTTGCAGCTATTGTTCCAACTATAAAATGTATCATAATCTTATTTGTTTTTAAATGTTTCGTTGTAGTATTGTTCTGCATTATCAATAATACCATCATCTTCACATCCATTATCCCAAGCATCCATTATCTGTTGATTTTCCATTTCTTTGGCATCTCTAAATAATAAAATAGATGTAGGAGTTAAACCGTATCTTTTTTCAATTTGTTCTTCTAACCATTCTACTGCTGTTTGTTTAGGTTCTTGTTTCATAATAAAAATTTGGTGTATAATTAGAATTAGTTATTTCACTAACACTTGTTATTCTTTTTAAAATTCTTTTTCCTCTTCCAAAAGTATTAACAGCCTCCATAACATTGTTAGCTTCTACAATTTCTTCAAGGTCTGTGGCACAATCATTGATTTCTGCCCAGTAACATATTAAATATTTTTTCATTGTTTTTTTTGTATTATAACACATGCTAACTCACA